AGCTGCTGGTCCGGCAGGATCGCCGTGATCGGCCGGGCCGCGGTCGCCCGGAAGGTCACGACCTGCAGCTGCGGGGCCAGCTCCTTTCGCGCGAGCACGAACTCGGCGTCGATGTTGCTCTCGAGCTGCGAGAGCTCGCGGTCGAGCTTGCCGGGGTTGTCCGTCGCGAAGTCGTTGACGCGCTTGAAGGTCACCGGATGAAGCCCCTCCGCGCGCGGGCGCCCCTCATATCGATGCGGCGCGTGACGCTCGGCCTGTCCTGGCGAAGGCGCTGGAGGATGTCGGCCTGGGCGCGGTCGCGCTCGCCGACCGCCATCTGGTAGACCTCCGGCGTGTTGTCGCGGACGATGATCTTGATCAGCACGTCCCACGTCAGCCAGTCCTCGTAGCCGGCGACGCCGTCGAAGGTGTCGCCCGACGTCGCGAGGTCGGCCAGCGACGGCATGTACCAGACGGTGTACGGGTACGCGCCGTCCGGCGCGGGCGCGATCCCGAGCGTGTTGCCGATCCTGAAGAACCCGAGCGGGACCCCGGGCTGCTGCGCGGTGAAGAGCTGCCCGACGTGGCCCTGGTAGGCGTTCCGCTGCTCCCACGGGATCGGCGGGACGTCGTAGACGCGCCCGTTGACCGTCACCTCCATCTGGTAGACGTGGAGGGGCGCGGGCGCCCACAGCGACATATCGAGGGTGCCATACGCGTACGGGGCCGTGGCGCCCACGGTCAGCACGCCCGCGTGCGGCGTCAGGTAGAGCGGGCTGCCCTGCTCCGAGAACCACTCGCGGTAGCGCTGGATGCTCTGGTTCAGCGCGCGCGTGAGCGAGGCGTCGTCGTGGCGCAGCACGGCCCCCAACTGGTCCGCCTGCCAGCGGATGTCGGTGAGCAGACTTGCCAGGGACCTAGTGCGCGACATGCGTGGACTACCTCATTCGTCGTAGGAGCCCGCGCAGGCGGCGATCGCCCGCTTCAGCGCCGCCAGCCGGTCGCGGTCGCCCTCGAGGTCGGGGAACGCCTCGACCGCTGCCGCCTCGAAGCCGGGCGGCAGGTCGTCGTGTTCTTCTTCTGTCGGCTCTTCGTCACGCTCGGAAGAACGAGCCAGCGGCGGCTTGTCGCCGCCCCTGCCCTTGCCTCCGAAGATGATCGCCAGGTCGACCGCCTTCTTCCTCGCCTCCATCAGTCCGCCCGCGTCTCGAGCTCGAGCGTGAGGTAGATCACGTCGCTCGTCGCAGGGTTGGTGAGCGTACCGCCGCCGTTTCCGACGTTGATCGTCCCGGTGCCCGCGGTCGGCGAGAAGGCGGTGACCCAAGCAGTCTTCACCGTGCCGGCGGGCGAGTTCAGGGTGACGCCCAGAACCCGGCCGGTCGGAGCCTTGGGGAACGTGAAGGTGTAGATGCCCGCGCCGCCGTTGGCCGCGGTGATCGCGGGGTCGTCCCCGCCAGCGCTCGTGACCGCACCCGAGCCGCCGATCACGATGTCGGCGTGAAGCTGCACGCGGGACCGTTTGCCCGAGTTCAGCTGAAAGTTGTTCGTCTCGCCTGCGTTGGTTGCCACGGTGTTCGTCCTTTCAGGTAAAGACTCAGAGCGTGCTGACTCGACCGCACCAGCCCGGAGCAGGCACGACGAACGCGGGATATGTCTGGAGCCTGAGCTCGTAGTCGTTGGCCGTCGGCGAACGCAGCATCTGCAGCCCGTCCCCCGCGACGACGTCGAAGAAGCCGTCCAAGGCGGCCATCTTGATCGAGTCCATGTGCAGCGCGAACGCGGTGCCGACGGGGCAAGAGTTGTCGGCGAACACCTTGCAGGACTTTCCGCCCGCGTGGATGGTGACGTACTCGTAGCCGAAGTCGGCGGTCTTGCCGATCTCGCGCTGGCCGCGGCTCTCGGCGGTGTCGGCCAACGTCTGCCACTTCTCCGGGTTCAGGTAGATGTCGAGATTGCCCGACACCGCGTTGCGGCCCACCATGCGGGTTACGAGACGCTTCAGCCGCGCGTCCAAGGACAGGCCCTGGATTTCCGCGCTCGTCAGGCGAACGCCGGACATGCGGGTGATGTCGATCGTCCTGTTCACGTTCTCGAACGTGGTGGCGGACGGATCCGAGCTCGGGATCCAGGCGCCGAGGCCCAGGAAGATGCGAGTCGACCCGGCGCCGCCGAAGTCGCCGTCACGGAAGACGTACTGGTTGTTGGCCCAGTTCGTGGGGGTCGCGACGGAGCCGCCCGAGGTCGCCGACACTGAGAAAGTGCCCGCGTTTCGGTTCACGGCCACGACGTATCCCGCGGCGGATCCGCCGACGATCACGTGGGACGAGTCGGAGCCGTCGTTGACGGAGACCACGAGGATCTGCCCGACCTCGAAGTTGACGACATCGTCCGCGTTCACGAGCGTGCAGACGCCGGACGAGATCGTGAACTGGCCTAGCGCCTGACCACCGTTGCCGAAAGCGTACGTGGAGAAGGCGTCGCCACCGCCCCTGTACAGACCGTCGACCTCCACCTCCTGGTTGCGGAGGAACGCGCCCAGGTTGTTGCGGGAGGCCTTGATTACCTTGTCGCCGATGCTGACGGCATCGCTGTAGTCGCCCCAAGTGACGATCCACTTGCGGGACTGAAGGTTGCCGCCGGAAGCCTGGTTCGAGCCCGCCTGCGCCTTGGCGAGCGTCGCGCCGTGGCCCTGCGGGTTGCTGAACATGAACGGGTGAACGTACTGGTCACCGCCGACGCCCTCTTCCTTCTTCACCCGGCCGTAGAACGGATGTTCCTTTTTGGTGAGGTCGTCGATCTTGTCTTTGGTGTAGGTCTCTTTGAGGAATGCGTCGAAACTCTGGAGTGAGCTGGCCATCGGGGGTGCCCCTGGCCGCGTGCCGGCGTGACCTCAGTCCGTAGCTTCCGCCATGAGCTTCTCGTACTTTTTGATACGTTCCTCACGGGTCAGCTGACGTGGAGCCGAGTTCGCCTCCGCGGCGTGCGTGTGCTTGAGATTGCGCCCACGTTGCCGTGGCGGTTGCTCAGGCAGTGCGGCGGCCTGGACGCCTTGCGCGGAGTTGCCTCCGGTGTGCTCCCACTCGCTCAATAAAGCCCTAACCTCGTCGCGCGCCGCCTGAGCCGCGTGGCCGACGGGCACGGACGTGTTGGTGCGGGGGTCGTAGTTCTCGCGGAGTATCTCGAACACGCGCTGCACGAAGCGCGGCCTCTTGGCGTACTCGGCGATCTTCGGGTCGTCGGACGCGGCGAGGTCGGCGCCGAGCTGCTCGACGTACGCCTGGATCTCGCGGTTCTCCTCGGCCTGCTCGCGCTCCTGCTGCAGCCGCTGCTCGAACTGCTTGCGCTCCTGGCGCTCCCGCTCGAGCTCCGCCTTGACGGCCTCCACCTCGGGGTTCCGGTCGAGGCTCTGCGCGATGACCTTCCGCTGGAAGTCGGCGAGGTCCTTCACGCCGAACGCGTGCTTGAGCGCCCCCTCCAGGTCGCCGGCCTCGAAGGCCTGGCGCCCCAGGTGGAAGGGCTCGAACTCCTTCAGGGTCCGCTGGACGAGGGTCTGGACCTCCTGCTCCTTGGCGGCGAGCTGGCGCTTCACGCTCTGCTCGTGCCTGCGCAACTGCTCCCACTTCGCCGAGCCGACCCCGAGCTTGCGCCCGAGCGCCTCGCGCACGTCGTCAGGCAGGGCGATGCCCTCGAGAGGCCCGAACGCGGTCTCGATGGCCTTCGCCACGTCGCCGTGCTGCAGGTGGTAGCGCGCCTTCTCGCGGACGGCCTCCGGCTCCGGCTCCTGCTTCGCGTCCGGCTTCGGCTTGTCGAGCTCGATCTTGACCTTGGCCTTGGCGTCCGCCTTCGCGCCGGGCTTGGCCGCGGCCGGCTCCGCGGGTTGCACAGCCTCCCCGGCGTCGTCCTTGGCCGCGGCGGCGACGATTCGCTCGATCACCTCCGACGTGCTCGGGATGTTCTTGACCGGGGCGGCGGGCGCCGCGGTCTGCGCTACCGGCGTCTCTGCGGATGTCTCAGGCGGCATTCATCGTTCCTTGGGGCGGCGGCTGTCCGTTGGCCGAGGCGGCGAGCGCAGCCGCGCGCTCCGCCTTCTTCTCGATCTCGGCGTCCAGCTCCTGCATGAACCGTATGAAGAGGTCCTTGTTGAAGTCGGGTATGCCGTTCATCTCTGCGTCGAGGTACGCCTGCGCGACCTGCACGAGGGCGTCCGGCAGGCTCGGCATCCACGGGATCGGCGCGCGGTAGCGGAACTCGCCCGACGCCTGCCTCTCCTCGGTCGCGTCCTGCCAGCTCTCGACGTAGCTCTCGATGAGCTCGCGCTGCTTGCTCACGCCGTCGAGCTCCTTCTGCGAGTCCAGGTACTTGATGGTCTCGATCAGCGCCTCGTCGGACAGCTTGCCCGCGGCGTTGAGCTCCTGGACGAGCTGCAGCCTGTCGGCGGGCGTGTTCTTGATCGAGCTCGTCGGGTAGAGCTGGATGACGTACTGCTGGTCCTTCAGGTCGACGTCTGCCCAGCGGATCTCCTGCAGGAACGCCTTGCCCGGCCACCGCACGGCGAAGTCCGGGTCGTGCTCCGCGAGCTCCCGCGCGCAGGCCACGGTGTGCCTGGCGAGCGACACGAAGGACTCCTCGTACGCCCGGTAGATCACCGAGAAGCGCTTGCTCTGGACGTCCTCGATGGTGCGGATAGCGACGCCCGCCGTGAGCCCCTGCGGGCGCTGCGCCGTGCTCGTCATCTCGCTCACGCCGGAGATGTCGTGGATCTTCTCGACCTGCAGCTGGAGCCACTGCATGTTGGCGGGGCCTATGGGCTCCGGGCTAATCCACTGCGGCGGGTGCGTGGCGCCGGGCGCCG